ATAAAGTTTTTGTATGGAAGCACCATAGATTTAGTTACAAGTGGTATGAATAAACAATTATCAGTAGAAAACCCAGGAGCTAAAGCCTCTTGTGGGTGTGGAACTAGTTTTGCTTATGATGAAGAGCTTCTGGATATGTATACATGACAGAATATAATTGGATCACTAAAGAAAGTAAACTTCCTTGGTTGGTCTTAGATATTGACGTTCCTTATAAAAAAATGCACGCAGAGGCAATCGCTCTTAAAGAAGAGTTTGTAGCTCACAGAGATCAAGATTATGGTGGTGGGTACAGACACCAAGGGTGGAGAAGTCTTTGTATTCACGGTATAGATGCTTATAAAACTAATCATTATGACCAATATGGTTTTAAAAACAACGATGAAGTCCCGTACTGTTGGACAGATATATCAGAACGTTGTCCAGTCACTGTAGATTTCTTTAAAAATAAGTTTCCGTATAAAAGATATCATAGATTGCGCTTTATGTTATTAGAGCCGGGAGGTTTCATAACCCCCCATGAAGATACTGACAAAAACGTGCTATCTCCTGTTAATATTGCTCTCAATACTCCAAAAGATTGTATGTTTAAGATGAAGGGTCATGAAGGATTCGTACCCTTAACTGACGGCAAAGCAGTGTTATTAGACGTAGGAAATACTCACGCTGTATATAATAAAAGTAATGAAGATAGATACCATATCATAGTTCATGGTGTTAAAACTAAAGAGTACGAGGATTTGGTAGAACGCAGCTATGCGAAAAATGGGAATTAATAAAAACTACGTTGTAGGTATATATGATGACTCTAAATTTAGTTTTCATATGTCACGAGGACAAAAATTCAAAGAAATAACCGAATTTTTTACTCGATTTAAATACTTCGGACCTATAGTCGTAGGTAAATCAGTTAATGAAGTTTTAGATAAAGCTTGTGAACAAGGTGTTGATTACTGTATAGTCCAATCTGTTGGACATATAATAAAAGATGCTTTCTTTTTTAGGCACATAGAGAAGTGGATCGATAGACAAAACTTCTTTGTGACAGGTCACATCATGGATAAAAATTCAAAAAATATTAATAACCCAGAAGGTAAAGAGGGCTATTACGGACTCCATAAACAGTGTATTTTAGTTAACTTAGACTACTATAAAAAATTTGATCGTCCTGTTTTTGGGGATAAAAACTCTACGAAAGATGAGACAGTAGCAAAAGCTAAAAGACATGCTAAGGATATTCATGACGATTATACTCCTTTATCTCTAGCCCCTACTCACGAGTCTACTATTTGTACTCCTCTTGTAGATGGATGGAATTTTATAAATACTAGTCTTGAAAATGGATTAATAGTGTATAATTTTCATCCTAAAATAAGAGATCATAAACAGTACCTTTATCCTACCTCTAGTGCAGAAGAACTTTCTCAACAACTCTCTTGGATTATTAATATTGTAGAATACGCACCTACTTGCGTCTTTTTTTGGAATACAGAGAATTATAAAGATCTTAAATATGTTAAGATGGAAAAACCAATCAAAAAACTGTACTCTGTTGCCGCTAGTTTTAAACCTAATATGATACTTAATACTTATGGTTTTGAAGATGACGCAGAAGTAGTATTTTTTGACTACAGCAAGCAAGCTCTCGCATTTAAGAAACTCCTTTTAACTCACTGGGACGGAGAAGACTACCCTGGATTTTTGAATTGGGCAGAACAAAAATATAGTATTAATGAGACTAAAGGAGCAGAAACAGAGACTAATACTCGACAAGGACTATGGGAACGAGAAATTAGTTGGTGGGGAAATGAAAAAGCTATCAAAGAACACTGGGATAGGTATAAAAAACTAAAGCACGATTTTATTCACGTTGATATTTGTGAAAATCCTGAGTTTGTAACTTCTCAAATTACACCTGATGATAATTCAGTGATATGGTGGAGTAATGCATTTCATACAGTTAATGCCCAATACCTAAGAGGTTTACAAGGGGTCACAGATTGTTATAATAAATGGTTGGAACAAATAGCTAGTAAAAATGATAGTCTTTACATATTTGGCAAAGATTATTTAGACAAACCAGTAGAGGGTGGCACATTAAAGGAGTACTTAAATGGATATAGAAAGACTTAAATTATTTAAAAGTGAAGAAGATATCAAGTCGTTTGCTAAAGTAAACGGTTACGGAGATAAAGGTATCGAAAAGCTTATTAATGAGTGGAAAGCGGCTCTCGTAGCCCCCACAAAAGAAATAAAAAAAGGTAAGAAAAAGTTTGGATTCTTAAGTAGTAATGATTATTCGTCCAAAGACTAAATTACAATTTGATAACAGTTGGTTAGATACATTAAAATTTGAAGAACATTCAGATTATGATCTAGCAGGTCATGTAAGCGCTATCGCTGTCAAAAGTGAATCTGGAAAGGTATTTGATTTTTATAGATCCGACCCCTTAGAAATACCTAAAGATTTTAAGTATACTGCTTTGTATAACAAGATTGATGCAGTCAAAAAACTAACAGACTTTTTTCAAATAGAAACCACTAGAGTTAGAATACATCGACAACTACCAGGTCAGACAATCCCTATGCACACGGATGATAATAACATCAAAGCTACTGACTCGGCTCATTACAGACTAAGAATGTTAACAGCACTTTCCGAAAGTGAAGATTTTATATACAGGTTTTCGATAGACAACGAAATAGAAGAATATTCTCTTAAAAAAGGAGAAAGTATTATATTTGATCCAGATAAAGTAGCTCACGGTATGGTTAATAAGTCAAAAACAGATATTAGATACTGTTTTGTTCAGATCTTTAAAGCGTACCCAATAGCAAACTGGACAAAAAATTTTATTAATGATGAAGCAACAATAGTGCTATGAATAAAGATTTTGGTACAGCCTTTCACAAACCTAATGGTAACGCAGTAAAAGTTACAGTAAACGAATTTAGAGAAAAATTATATCTTCACATAAGAGAGTATACTATGGATGGAGATACTGGTCAGTGGTTCCCTACTAAATCAGGTTTTTCAATACCTGCTGATGAAGTTAGTTCGCTAATACCCTTGCTAGAAGATGCGAGTGATTTAGTAGCTAAAAGGTTCATCTGGAATACACAACTAGAATTAGAATTGGAGAATGATTATGAGTATTAAAGCTTGGAGCGATGAGCAAGAAGTTGAACTAATACATATGTATACTGAAGAAAACGAAAAAGACGTTCATAAATTAGCGGAACACTTCTCAAAAGGTTATAGAAGTGTTATAAGTAAATTAGTTCAATTAAAAATTTATGAAAAACCAGAAATTTCAGAAGATGATAAGTCGCAAACAGTTAAAGTTATGCTACGAGAGTTAGAAGATATTCTAGGTATTCAAGTTGAAGGAACTAATTTAAATAAAAAAGAAAACTTAAGTCAACTTTTAGAGGCAATCAAAAAGAGGATAGAATGAACGAAAGACATGAAGAATATATGAAACGTCGTATGAGAGAAGAAAATCAGTTAGAAGATTTAGCTCATGATAGTAAGTATGTTTATGAGTCACCAGATAACGGAAAAACTATATATCAGAGAAATATTGGATCTACTAAGAGAAATCGCATAGTAAGATCTTGTCCAGAAGAGCAAAAAATTTATGATCATCTTGATGTAAAAATTGCACCTCAACAGAGTTCCGACGGCTACAAAACATTTACTGTTGGAGTTAGTTACGATGAGTCATTATTTCAACCAGTAAAAATAGAGTATAAATATAATGAAGATGTCTTACTTAAAGAATTTAAACAATATATTGATTCTACTTACGGTGAGCACTACTCAAAAGACAAATTTCAAGCTACTGAATTTATCGTAGATGGGGGACACGGTACAGGATTCTGTATTGGGAATGTTCTTAAGTACGCGCAAAGATATGGGAAAAAAGGAACACGTGAAGACGCTCGTAAAGATTTGATGAAGGTTCTCCACTACTCCTTAATGCAACTTTATGTTCACGATTTAGAAAAATAAAATATACTTTAAACTTTCTTAATGCTTATTTTTTCGATATTATCTTTATATGAATTATAAAGAACTCAAACAACTTATCCAAAAACATAACCTTGCTTATTATGACAACTCAGCATCGATGATTACAGACGCTGAGTATGATCAGTTATATGATAAACTTGAAGCAATCGAAAAGGCACAAGGTTGGCGAGACCACGATTCTCCTACTAAGCATGTAGGCGGTTCTGGGGGTAAAATCACTCACCCACATAAACTCTACTCACTCCGTAAAGTATATGATATTGAAGAAGTAGATGATTTTATGTCAGTTAAACTTCCTAAAATTGATGGAGCTAATCTAACTCTTATTTATCGTAGAGGAAAACTGCGTATGGGATTGACTCGTGGTAATGGTGAGCAAGGCTCAGATGTAACACATCTTATTGGGATGTTGATTGGCGCTCCTGTCAAGATCGACACAGAAGAAGATGAAGTCGTACTTAATGGTGAGTGTGTTACTGAGAATAATGTAGAAAACTATCGTAACTATGTAAGCGGCGCACTTGGGCTTGATAGTCCTAGCGAGTTTGTGGAACGTAATATAAAATTTATTGTTCATGATTGGTTAGGCGTCAATATGAACTATACAACACGTATGAAAATTGTTAAGAACTTGGGATTCTATACAGTTCTTGATGATGAATCTTGGAATTACCCACAAGACGGTGTGGTGTACCGTACAGATTCTTGGGAACAAGAACGTAGTTTAGGTCACACTTCAAAATATCCAAAGTTTGCAGTAGCTCTTAAAGAGCGTGAAACTGAAACAGCAATAACAATGTTAAAAGCAGTGCAATGGACTATTGGACGCACAGGGCAAGTTAGTCCAACAGGTATTATCGACCCTGTAACTCTTGACGACGCAGAGATTAGGCGGGTAACTCTTCATAATATTGGAATTATTCAAGAACACAATCTTGGTCTAGGTGACATGATTGAGATTGAACGTGCAGGTGGTGTAATTCCAAAGTTTCTAAGAGTTATAGAACACTCACTACACAATGAGAAGATTACAAAATTATCTGCTGAAAAGGCCATAGGAGCAACTACAAAGCGAGATGGTCCTAGACTAGTGGTCGCAGATAAGAATAATATAAACACATCAAAAGTTTT